GCGTAGCGTGCGGTTCGGTTGTCAAAGAGCCGGGGAGGCGAGGCCTCCGGCCCCGACAATGTGCCGCCGCCGCCGCCGAAAGTCAAGTCGGGCCGCAAGTCGTTGAGCCGCAACGGGTTCCGGCCGGACGGCCCGGATTCCGGCCGAAACGGGACCGCCGCCGACAGGTTGCAGACCACGCGCGAACGTACACGCGAGGGTGGGTGCGTGCGCGCGCGAGCGTGGGTCCCCCTCTCTGGCTATACCCCTGCTCCCTCGCCCTATCCGCCCCAGGGTCAACAACTTGGGTCCCCTTTCCGGGTACTTTCCTTATTTTTTACGTAGAAACGGCCCAGGAGCCCTTATTTTTTAAGGTGAGTATGGGGTACGGGTCCCCTTTTGCATGGCCTTCTAGACCCCCTACAACGCAAAGGGGCCCCCTTCTGGGAGCCCCGGTCGGCGTTGGTAAAAAGGCGGGGCCAGCCTTGCACTAGCCCCTAGGGGTTGGTGGGTTACGGAACCTTGCCCTCGTCCGTACTTTCCTCCGGTACCCTATTGACGAGAAGCTGAGAGGGGATCACAGCTTCAGTCAGGGTATCCGCAAGGGATAGCAGAGACTCTGCCACCCGGAGGAACCCCCTTGATAGGAAGACGATAGCCTTTCTTACGGCGACTACAATTGAGACCCAGATGCTGACATGAAGGGGTACGACTACGACTTCCTCTGAGACGAGCTTGCCGTCGGCGGTCAGCGTCGTAACTGTATAGCTTTCGTACTTGTCTTTTGCCAATGTCCCCTCCGTTAGCGGGAATATCTCACACCGCCGATACGTTGTCAAGTGGTACTTGACTCCTATGGACACTGGGGTTACAATACCGGAAACTTCAAGGCGGTGGGATTCACCGCGGCTCTTATTCAGCGCGACCAACCAGAAGAGGTCAACCAGATGCGAACCGAACTGGCCCAGGTGGACAAAACGAAGGCGGATCCGCTCGTGCGGCATAGGCCTAGTTTGCGCCGCCATCTACCCCTGGGCCGGTTTTTTACTTTCATCGATGTGGAAACCCCTGTTCTCCGGCGCGGAAAAACCAGTAACCGGACCAGCTTTGCAGGCTATACCGGTGGCGCCCGTTCGAATGACGGAGGCGCCTGCTCAGTATCAAACATTCGTGGCCGCAGATACCGTCGTCAAGACGGGACTCTTGGTTTGCCTTCGGAGGGAGCAAGGAACATCGGAAATCGGCGTTGTATTCCCGGCAACGAGACGGTATTCGATCCGTCAATTACGCCCTGCGTCCGGGTCAGCATGTCAAACCCCGATGTGTTCGGGGGAGCCTCGCCGAGTATAAAGATGTTCACCGCCGGTAGTAGCCTGCATGCCCAGTCAAATAGTGGAGGGGGACTCCGCGCCATGGGTTGTTCGGTCAGTAGCTAAACTGGGCCCAACATCCGGCCGCAACGGTTCCTCTCCTCTGTTTGACGGAGGGAATGGGCGAGGTCTATAATGACTACGAAAGGGGATCCCATGATCAGCAATGACCCGGAAGTACCATCGGTGACCAACGCAAGCGACTATATCGGTAAATTCAGGGACAACCAGGACGGCTCAGTCGGCATCGGATTTTCAGGATTCGCATCCCAAAACTACTGCATGTGGTGCGGCGAGACTGGCGGTGGACATCGGCCATGGTGTCGATACTGCGTGGATATCGTGGATCGTCTGGCGCCGGTAGTCAGCGAGCCACCCAAGCAGGCGGAGCGATGGGTTAAGGTAAGGGTCCCCCGGTACGATGCCCGTACCAACTATCATGTGGCTGGCCTCGCCAAGTGCGGGGTAGACGTAGTTGAATTCCCGCCGCTGATGATGGACTGCGAGAAGCAGTATCTCTTCCCGGACATCGATCCCTACACCAGCGAGACCAAGGGTGCGTTCTTCTTCGTTAGGAGTAAGGATGCCTAAGGTTCGCGGGACCAACGTAGATCGCGTTGGGAAGGGTCCGGCCCAGGAAAAGAATAGGTTTAGGGCTGCGTACAAGAAGTCGCTAAAGATGATGCAGGATGCCCTCCACGAGGATGGGCCGAAGTATCCGCCGGTCCAGCAGGGTAACGGTAGGGGCGAGACGCCACTCCATCCCAACGAGGTCAAGGCGTCCCATGGTGTCGATACTTCTGGCGTGCCAGAGGATATCGCATGGGCTCCCCAACCCGGGCCCCAGACGGCACTCCTACTCTGCCCTGTAGAAGACATTTTCTTTGGTGGCGCGCGAGGGGGTGGAAAGTCGGATGCCCTGCTCGGGGACTGGCTTATGCATCGTCATCGCCATGGAAAGTTCGCCAAGGGAATCCTGTTTCGGCGTACCTATACCGAGTTGGAAGAACTTATCCAGCGGTCACTGGTTATCTATCCGGCAACCGGGGCCGAGTACAACAAGTCGGAGCATACGTGGTACTGGCCGGATGGTTCTATCCTCAGGATGAGATACCTAGAGGCCGACGAGGATGCCGCCCGCTATCAAGGGTTTAACTTCACGTGGATGGGTATCGATGAGATGGGGAACTTCCCGTCTCCACGCCCCATCGACATGCTCTGGGCAACGCTTCGTTCTGCTCACGGAATTCCCTGTGTAAGGCGCTGTACGGGCAACCCGGGTGGCCCCGGTACCCAGTGGATCAAAGAGCGCTATATCGACCCCAGCGAGCCCTGGGTGCCATTTACGTGGGCCCCCATCAAGGACCGCCCAGACCTGACCATCGAGAGCGTCTTTATCCCGTCCAAGCTAGAAGACAACGCACGCCTCATGTCGGCGGACCCTCGCTACGAGTCCCGCCTCGCGGCCATCAATGACCCCGAGATGTTCAAGGCTTGGCGTGAGGGTGACTGGACCATCCTCGCCGGGCGCTACTTCACTACGTTCACTGAAGACAGCTGCACGGAGGACCCCAAGTATCTACCACCCTGGCTGCCACGCTGGATCTCGATCGACTGGGGCTACAACCACCCGTCTGCTATTTACTGGGCGGCGTATGACGGGGAGGTAGTCCACGTATACGACGAACTGGTTATCTCCCAGCAGGTTCCCACGGACCTGGGCAAACGTATCGCAAACAGGACGAAGATCAATAGCCAGGGGTCAAAGATATCCCGGGTTGTGCTGAGCCCAGATGCTTTCGCGCGTAGGTCATCCCAGAAGACCATCGCCTCCGAACTGGCACAGGTCATCCCATGGCCAATCGTTCAGGCAGATAACGACCGAATCGGCGGCTGGAACCTCATGCGTCAAATGTTCGCGTCTGGACAGCTAAAGATCTCAAAGGTATGCCCGGAGGTAATCAAGAAGCTTAGGACGGCCCAGCGTGACCCACGTCGCCCCGAGGATGTCATGAAGCACGACGGGGACGACGAGATTGATTCGCTGAGATATCTTATCAAGACGGCAGACCTTGAGGTCGCAATTCCTGCCGATGTCGTGTTCAATGACGCTATCAAGGGGTACCTTGAGAACGGCGACTACATGAACGCATTCGTTGAAAAGCTTAGACTTAGGGACGCCCAGAAGAATCGGAACAAGCCAATCAAAATCAAACCTAGAAAACGTATGGTATAATCCGGTAATGATTCGCAATCTATTCACGAGAACAGCCATTGCAATCGTATTGATCCTGACCGGATGCTCGGCGCCACCTATTCGTGTTGCCACGCATGTGAACAATCGAGAGTTCTACTACGCAAGATACATTGAGGAATGCGTCGAGATCAGTCAGCCGATCGCACCACCGGGGTGCGCTGCATTTCGTATCGAGGTTAATCGCTACAAGCGCGTCATCGAAGAGGCCTACCAGGCAAACGAACGTGGTGGGAAGTATCCACTCCAGCTAAAGGAGATGGCAAAACAGCTAGAGAGGGTTAAGCGTGCCAGGGGTAACTGACGCTATCGCGGCGCTAATGGAGTTCATCAATAAGTCCGGACTCCCGGATAAGCTGAAGATGGTATTCGACAAGCAACGTGAAACGGAAAAGAAACTTGGGTCTAGCGTGGCCGGGATGAAAGACGCACCGGCACCAAAAGGAGTAGACAATGGCAGGTAAGCTGGATATCGCGGAAATCTTCACCGACCTCACCAAGATCGCTGCTATCGTTGACAAGGCGAAGTCAGTCGAGGCCGCCCTCCCAGTCGATACCCCAGACGTAAAGAAGGGTACCGCAATCGCGAGAGCAGTCGTCCCGGACCTTTGTGATCTTATTGATTCTGTCGCGGATCAGGTGAAGTCATAATGGAACGAGAGACACCGAGGTCAATCAAGATCGGGTCCGCAATCATCCTGGCCATCGTTATTGCCATGGCTGGACTAGCGGCACTTGGCGATGTCGTATCGTTTCAGCAGGTATGGAACAACGAGGCGACAAATGCCACCGCATGGATTCCGACCAATTCGGGTAACGAGGCGCAGGTCACGATTGCTGGGGTTGGTGGATTCGATGGTACGGTGACCGTATATACATGCCCAGCGAAGGACGTGGACTCCTGCGTTGCAGTAGTCACGAAGGTATCCCCGACAACGGCTACGACGTATGTCGGTACATCATCCGCCCTGCTATACCTGACGATTACCGGAAGGACAGTGGGAACTACCGACGTATATGTCGTCCTAAAGGGGTAACATGAAACGTATTCTTGCGGTTCTAGTAGCCGCACTACTACTAAATAGCACGGCCCGTGCCGAGTGGCCAGCAATCGCGACCGGATGGCATGAGGTCCAGACAAGCGGTGGCGGCGGCGGCGTCACCAACTCCGCCGGAAACAACGTCGTTCCCAAGAGCGACGGGACGAACCTCGTCGCGTCCACGGTGACCGACGACGGGACGCTGGTCACGATCAACACGCGGACGAAGGCGCGGGCCACCGTGCTGACGGACGGCACGGGCGCGTTCCTCGACGTAACGGGGACGCTGCCGGCGAGTCCGACCCAGCCGGTGGCCGGTATAAAGGCGACGATCACTGGAGCAGGTAGCGCGGCGCAGACACAGACCGGTGTGGATATCACCGTCTTGTCTGGGTACACGGGTTCTTCGCGGTCAACAGGGTTGAAGGTCGCGAACGACACTCCGAACGCAAACGACACCGGACCGGTAATCGCCATACTTGGCTCATCCTCTGCGCCAGCACAGGGTGATAGGTACGGTGTTACCGGAATCGCGGAAAACCAAGGCGCGGCGTACTCCTTCGTCGCCGGAGTCTACGGTGGCGCGTATAACAATAGTGGCGGTAATGCTAGTGCCGCTGGCGTCAGGGGGGTCGCGACCGGCTTGAGCCAGTCGGCCGGTGGGTTCTTTTCTCTTAGCGAATCTGGTTCCGCACATGTACCAACTGCCATAACCTCAGTTTTTCCGGAAACCGCCGCCCTCCTCGCCGACAACGGCGCAGTCGCCGCCCCGATCTTCCTTGGCCGCGACAACGGCACCACCAAGTTCAGCATTCTTGACGGCGGCGCAGTCCAGCTGGGCACGCCGGGCTCCGGCACCAATGGAGCGGCCACCAGCGGGACGATTCAAGCGGCACCGGGCACGGGCACGGGCGCGGTCTCTCGTCTTCTCCTTGGTGGTCCCGTCCTTGGTTCTACCGGCTCCACCGTCCAGACGATCGCGACTCCGGTCTCCATCGGCGGCGAGGTGAAGGCGGATGGAACGGCTGGCTTCCTCGACGTGACGGGGACGCTGCCTGCGAGTCCGAGTGCCGGAACCGCCGCGGTCAAGATCAGCCCCACCTTTGCGGCGCAGACGGCGCAGCATCAGGACGGTCTGCGGGTCGAGACGCCGAACACTGGTGTTGCCGCTGGCGGTACGGCGGCTATCTACGGGAAGAACGCGAACTACGCGACGAACGGCGGATATCAGGCCGTCGGTGTCTACGGGTTTTCGGAGGGTGGCGGGGGCGACCAGAACGCACGGGTAGGGGTGAAGGGAGTCGCTGGCGCCTACACGTCTGGGTACTACGGCGTGGGCGTGCTTGGTAACGTGACGAACATCGCTGCCGGGTCGTACTACGCGGCCGGGTTATTCTCGCTTGGCGCCGTCAATGCGGACAACGCGCTGGCATTTGCCACGCAAGCCGCCCTCCTCGCGGACAACGGCTCGGTCGCCGCCCCGATCTTCCTCGCCCGCGACAACGGCACGACCAAGTTCAGCATCCTCGACGGTGGCGCGGTAGACATCAACAGCCCCTCTATCGCGACGGACGGCACCATCCCCGCGCTGAAGGTCACGGCGACGCTGCCGGCTAGCACAAGCCAGTCCGTTAACGGGGTACTGCTCGATATCACGGGAGCAGGTACGGCGTCGCAGGAGCAGCGCGCATTCCGCGCCGTACTGAACTCAGGGTACACCGGGTCGTCGGCCACGTTCGCCTCACGCTTCCTGAACAGTTCGGCTGGGATCGGGACGGCCATCAACTACGCGAACATCGGAGTCGAGGGATCGGTTGACTCGACGACGACCGGAACCAATATCGGCTATTCGAGCTACGCGGTGAATCGCGGATCCGGCAAGGCCGTAGGTCTTGCCGCTATCGCCGCGCACAGCCTTGGAACCGGGAACAAGGTCGGGACGTACACGCTTCTATCGGCCGCGGACGACACGAGCAAGGGGGCCGCGCTCTTCGCGCGCCTTGGCGCAAACGGCGAGTTCGATGTGCCAGCGATCTCGACCACAACGGTCGCGATCCTCGACAATGGCGGTCTCACAACGGCGCCGATCCTCACCATGCAGAAAGGCGGGGCAACCGTCTCTGGATTCGGAGCGTCTGGCAACCTGTACGGTAACCTCTCCAAGACGCTTACCGAGTCCTCGGCCACCGGCTTCGTCGAGATCGCGGTTGCCTCCGGCAACGTCGTCAGTGCAGAGATCGACTACGAGATCGAGGCGAACGACGCGACTGACTATCAGGTTCTTTCGGGAACCATCCGCGTGAACGGCGTCAATAAGGGCGGCACAGTCACGGCCTCAATCGGCGAGGTCGGCTCTCAGGTATCGACGCTCTCCACCGGCACGCTTACAACGACGAACACCGTCACGGCTGGCACCGGCAAGTTCACCGTCAACGCGAACGCCGTCTCGTCTCTCACCCAGACCACTCTACGCATTAAGTATTTCGTTCGGTCGGCCAAGCCGATCACTGCGACGGGGCTCTAATGCCTACCACAGCGTACGAACTGAATGGGGAATGGACAGATAGCCAATCGCCAGCGCTGTCCGCACGTATTGGTGTTGCCGCCCCAACTTTCGCCGCGATGAATGGTGGGATATATGGTATCAATTTTGCCACCAACGATGAGGTCCACGGGTCAATACAGTTGGCTCACTCGGCGATTCCAGGTGGCGAGCTTAGGCTCCATGTCCATTTCAGGTTTGCGAATGGTTCCTCTCCGGTCGCGGGTGAAACAGTTATATGGTCTATAGAGTATGAGATCGCCGCCGTGACCGCCTCGTTCGGAACGGCATCCACGCAGAGTGGTACATACACCATTCAGTCTGGGGATGCAAACAAGCATTTGGTTCAGGCAATCCATACGGTTACAATGCCTTCTCCAGCACAGTCGTGCATCGTTAACTTCCGCTGCTATAGAAGCGGTGGCACAAGTACAGTTAAACCATACCTACTTAGCGTTGATGGCCACTTCCAGCAGGGATCGTACGGAACAACTGCCGAGTATCCGGCATAAGGAGATAGTTAATGGCAAGTTATACCTTCAATACGACGACCGCCCAGGAGACAATCGTGACCCGCGCCCGAACCGAGAGCAATAACGCTGCCTGCGATTCCATTGGTATCGCCCGCGGCTCCACGCAGGCGCAGGTCGATGCCTTCATCGCCGCAGCCGCCGCGCAGACCCCGCCCAAGATCATCCCGGCCACCACGGTCTACGACGACAACAGGACCTATATCCTGTCCGTGCTGGTCGAGGAGTTCAAGCGGATCAAGGCGCTTCAGTCGTCTACTGATAAGCGTTCGTACGAGACCGCCCTCGCGTCCGCCACACAGGCACAGAAAGACACGATCGCCACAACGCTTGGCCTCCCTGCCGGAACGCTATAAGGAGTGATACAAATGAGTTCTTACGACTCGGTAATGCAGATTCTCGTTAATGAGTACGATTGGGATGCATGCTCTAGCGCGGCACCGGACAAGGGTGTGGTAGAAGAGGCGATTGCAGCTGGCCAGGTTGATGAGGATATCGCCGCCAGTCTAACGACGTTTGCGCTTGGCTACTTTGATCCACCCCCGGGGTACACTGGCGACGAGTGGGCATACAAACTCTTCTATACATTCGGTGGTGGCTGCCACTTCGTCGAGCTAAATACCGCGCAGGCCCTTGGTCTTCAGCCGCAGGATCCGCCGGTCGAGAAGATCCAGCCGTCGTACACGGCGGAGCAGGCCATCGAGGCGGCGAAGCAGGGCTGGCACTACATCGGTGACGCCAAGCTCTCCTTCGACCCGAACACGCCGGAGGGCATGGACGAGTACGAGCTTCGCGATGAATTCGGGAAAATTCTCCCACCTTCGTGGCAGGGTGTTGGCCCGGATCTCTATTGGTACCTAGTAGTAATCGGTACTATCCCGCGAACGTTCCCGCCGTTCGGTGTCTTCCAGTCTCCCAAGCCCAAGGAACTCTACGGCTTTAACCTTCAGAAGTGGCTCGATAACGAATGGGCCCTACGCCAGATGAAGCAGCCGGTATGGGTAAAGGGCGGGGTACCAGCATAATCGATCAACGGTTGCGTGGGCGGTCTAACTGGGCCGCTCGCGTTTCCGATTCGTGGGGGTCGGCGCGAGATGAAGACACTTCTACAGTCAAATGCTACCAAGGTAATCATCCTGATGTTTGTGGCGCAGATGCTTGTCGAGCTTGCGCCGATGCTACGTAACCATTCGATTGACGTATGGAAACTCGGTGAGCAAATGGCCATCCACGCGGCGGCACTCATCGGGAACGCGCTACGTCCCGATATTAACGCGCCAGGGTTGAACTGGTTTAACAAGGACAAGTAATGGGTTGGCTCCGGCGCTCAAGCATGCTGTTGGTAGGCGCGGCGCTGCTATGGTTCGGATTCGAGTTGGCAGCATCCGCAAATCAACAGACATCGGCGTACGTGACGATGGCCGACATGGAGAGGTACTTCATTACGCGTGGTCTAACCGCGTTGATGACGCTAATCGGCGGGATATGGCTAATCTACGGTGCGTTCGAAAAATCCAAGGCCAGAGCTGACGATATTAGATGGAGAACTGTCACCGAATCGATGGCCAACATGGCCAACAGTATCACTATCCTAGCCAAGTCACTAAAAGACCACAACGAAGACGCTGACGCGCACCCTGTTGCTTCGCGCGAGAATCACGAGCCAATCTTTAACCTACTCACCAAGCTGGAGGCTGGCCAGATCTCGCTCGATCTAAAGCTGACTAGGCTTATCGCTGAACATGAAATCATCCGCGATAACGAGTGCAGAATCCTCCAGGTTAGGAATAACCGCTATAGGTCGTCGGACTCTGAAGACGACATCGCAATCGCAAATTCAAAGAGGACTCAATGATCGAGCCGATGAGGTTCGTTAGTGGCGACCTAGAGGTCCAATGGGACTCGGGCGAAGGACACGGGGTCAAGATTCATCCGGTGCTTATCGAATTAGCCGGTGATTTTTGTCGATACGCATTTACTGCTCACGGTTGGATTCCGGAGGTTACCTCTATCGTTAGGTCCAAGGAGGATGATGCTGCGCTTGGTGGCACGGCAATCCATACGCTTGGGCGTGCATTGGACATTAGGACCAGGTCAATTCCGCCGCAAATCATTGTGGATTGCAAGGCTTACATTGACAAACATTGGCGATATGATAAAATGCGTCCCAAAATGAGTACGTGTATCACTAAGCCACACGGGTCCGGTCCGCACGTTCACCTACAGGTTCATGCAAATACGGAGAGGATCAGTGGTTAACGATCACGTCGTACTGATCTCGCTCGTGGCTGTCGTAATTGTATTGCAGGTTCTTCTCCATATTCGCCTTTCGGGAAACGCGAAAGCGTTGGACAAGTTAGAGAGGACGGGGATCCTAATCGAGGACATCCACAGTTCAAAGATGAAGCAACTCAAACCAGCGACACCGAGGCAGCGCCAGCGTTTCCTTGAGCGCGCACTTAACAGCGGGAGCAGGTAATCCAGATGGATCTAACCAGCCTTATGTCGGCATTCAAGTCCGGGCCGGAAGCGCCGATGCGAAGCGAGATTGTCCCGGTCAGCCTTGCCGGTGAGGTTGTGGATGGCGAGACTGGTTCCGAGGACATGCCCATCAACGAGACTACTGAAGTCAGTGGGCAGCTCGACGAAACAGAGAAGCAGCTTATTGTTACCCTAGCAAAGGAGATCGTGTCTGAGTCCGATACCGTGAGGCGGTGGCAGCTTCAGCGTATTCGGAAGTCACGCGATTACTACAACGGTCGCCAATGGCAGGTATGGTCTGCCGAGAAGCAGACGTATATCCCCATGGCAGAGGTTCCCGCCAGCGTCTACGGCGGCGAGACCGACGACGAAGATGACGATCCTATCTACACGTGGAACCTGTATAAGGCAACCGGTGAGTTCATCGCATCCATCATCACCGGTTCATCACCGACCGTAAGGTTCTACCCCGAGAACGCATCCAATCCAATGGATATTGCCACCGCGAAGGCGGCGAGCGATATTGTTAAGATCTTCCATCGAACTAACGATATCGATAATATCCTCGACCAAGAAGCATTCTACCTGTACAACGATGGGATGTTTGCGGCATACGTACGCCACGTCAAGGACAAGGCAAGGTTCGGTACCAGGACGGTCCCGGTTATGGGAATGGTTCCGTACGAGATTGCGCCAGCGATGAACGTCTGCGGTCGGTGCGGATTTCCGGGTCCGGAGATCCAGCAGCCCGAGCAGTGTGGCCAGTGCGGAGCAGTAAAGACACCCGAGTCCAACGTACCGGCCCAAATGGGTGAGCGCGAGGATCAGGTTGGCGAGAGGGAAGAAGTTAATGGGGCCGAGGTCCTAGATCTATACGGGGCACTCGATGTTCGTGTGCCACCAGAGGCCCGGGAGCTTCAGGACGCCATGTACCTAATCCACCAGCAAGAGGTGGATCCCGCCATTATCGCCACGCTCTATCCGGCTGCCGCGCAGGACAAGTCGTTCGCGACAGCGAATACGTCCGACATTGGTATCCCTGAAGAGCGCATGGCGCGCGCCCAGCAGTCGCACGCACTCTGGATGTCTGGCCCATTCTCCGGAACGGACGAGAACTACAAGCGCGTAACCTATACCAAAATCTGGCTACGCCCGGCTGCGTTTAACAGGATCGAGGATCCGGCGACGCGCCAGAAGATGCTTTCCCTGTTCAGGGACGGGGCGTTCTTTGCGTATGCTGGCAACACGTACCTAGAGTCGCGCAACGAGTGTATGGACGACTACTGGGTTCTTTGCCACGCATACCCGGGTGACACCAGCATGCGGCCATCCATCGGCGAATCGATGCTGGATCCGCAGGACGCCCTCAATGACCTGATGTATTCGGAAATGCAGGTGGCACGCCATTCGGTCGGGGCGCTATTTGTAGACTCCAACGCACTGGATCCAGACTATGTTCGTCAGTCAAGAGTACGCGGCGGGATGATGATGCCCGTCAGGCGTATCGACGGCGAGCCGATCGGATCCAACTTCTTCGCGATGGAGCCAGCCGGTATCAATCCGCAGGCCGTTGGTCTTAGGCAGGAAATCTTCGGCGGAATCAGTCAGTATCTATCCGGGACTCTACCCGGCGTAACTGGACAGTCCGACCCAAACCTGAAGACTGCAAAGGCGTACGCGCAGGCCCGCGAGCAGGCAATGGGCAGAATCGCGATGATTTGGCGGCAGATGAAGCGCGCCCACTCGCGAATTGCCAGCCTAGCGGTTAAGCACTTTATCGCCAACCGTAGCGGCGACTTTAGCTTCTCCGAGCTAACACCGTATGGGTTCAAGGACAAGGTAATCAAGTACGCCGATCTCGGCGGCCAGATTATCGCCTATCCAGAAATGGATGAGGCATATCCGGTATCCGCGTCGGATAGGCGCGAGCAACTCCTGAACCTACTGGGTACCGGCAACCCAATCCTCTCGGAGGCCGTTGTCTCGCCAGAGAACTTCGACTACTTCAAGTCGGCCCATGGGTTGGCGGGACTTAAGTTGCCGGGTGAGGCTGCCCGTAACAAGCAGTTCCGCGAGATTCAAAAGCTATTGCAGGCGGAGCCGATTATCCAAGAGATTCCGGAGCAGCTCAGCATGGATCCGAATACCGGTCAGCCAATTATGCAGCCACCGCAACAGATCGAAACGCCATCAATCCCGGTGGAGCAAATCATGGATGATCACCAGGCAGAGTTCAGGGCGTGCCAGATTTGGCTGAACTCCGAAGAGGGAGAGGAGGCGCTGACGAATAATCCGCAGGGTCACAGAAACGTAGTACTTCACGGAGAAGCCCATTTCAACGCAATGATGTCAATGCAATCGGCCCAGCAGGGCCCGCCACAGTAATTGGCCGGATCGCGTACGGACGCGTAATTCCGTTACCGGCCGGAATGGAGATTTATGGAAACACTCGAAATCGCTAGCGTAGGCGAGGGAGCGGCACCGGTACCTCAGACTGAGGCTCCGGTCGTTGCCACTCCTCCTCCAGCTTCGCCGCTGGAACCCAAGGACAGCGATTATTTCAGTAGGATGCAGGAGGCAGTACTAGCCGCCGATAGCTCCGCTGGGATGAGCGCTGAGGATGAAGCGGCCCAGGTTATCAGCGAAGTAACGGACGCACCCGTACAAGGCGACAATGAGCTTCGCGAGGCCGAAGGTGTCCAGCAGGATCAGGATACCGGGCAGCAGACTCCAGGCACCGATGGGACACAGACCGGCGTGGAGGACGCCAAGCCAAAACCCGTAATCAATTACGACCAGCTTCCGGAGAACATGCGCGCGGAACTCCGACGCGCGAACCTCGCACCAGAGGTCAAGGAAGCGCTGGCCCAGTCGTGGTACGAGCGCAAGGCATACCATGACGTTGGTTTTACGGTAGAGCAGGCTAGGGCGCTAAAGCAGGTCGGTGTTACACCGGAGATTGTCGAGGATCGACTTCGAGTCCACCCAACGCTTGACGACGCTGTCGAGGATTCGAGACTGGCAAATCTAGCCAGAACGTTGGTCAACGACTTTCAGAGTAACCCGTCCTCAATGCTTGACGGGCTATCGATGCATGCGCCGGAAGCTTTCCCCCAGTTCGCGGAAGCGGTAGCAAATAGACTGCAACAGGCAGCGCCTGATGTCTATCGTCGTCTTGCCAGCCGCGCCATGTACCGCGCACTGGAAGTCCTCGGCAGTGAGGTTGACGAGAACGACTACGAGACCAAGGAAAAGGTCGAGTTTGTTCGTAACCGTCTATTCCCACAGCAGGCGGAGCAGGGGCAAAAGCCCGGAGCATTTAATCCAGAGGATCCTATCCATCGTCGCTATGCTGAGCTACAAGAGCAGCAGCAGCGGGCGTATCAGACGCAGGCGGTCCAGTTCACCTCGGCAGCCGAGCAGTACGGTACGCAGGCGGTAATGGCGGAAGTCGGCCGTAGAGTCTCGGAGGCACTACCCAAGGGTGCCAGCGATCAGGTCCGTCAGCGTGCAGCTGGCGAGATCATGGCTCGCGTACAGCAGGACTTCTTTGGTAACAGGGGGATCGTTGAGTCGATCAACCGAATGGTTGCCCAGTCCGACCTTAGCCAGGAATCGCTTAACCAGATCGTCCAGCACGCGTACAGCAGGGCAGTCCCGCTGATCGCAGTCCATTCCAAACCCGTCCTTGAGTTCTGGTCACAGAGCGTCAAGGTACCAGACCAGCCCCCACAGCCAGCCGTTAAGGCCCAATCGGTCCAGCAGGCATCCTCGCGTACGGTGGCCAATGCGCCATCATCCGCGAAGGTCGCTGGTACCGCACCAACCCCAAACGCCCCTCAGGCCCCGCCTGCCAGCTTCATTGCTGATGGTCGAAAGAAGGGATGGGATACCGGGAAAATTATCGGGGAGTGGCTTTCCGGGCGAAGGTAAATAAGCTATGCCTCAGACCTATTCCGATGTAGTGGGCGTTCAGATCGAAGTCGTATCCCCCCTTATCTCCGGATTCTTTGACGAGGAGGATTCCCTCTTCTCGAAGATGGAGAAGGTCCCCACCACCGAGCAGTCCGGCCGCGCAATGCGTATCCCGATCGAGCTTCGGCCCGGCGGTAAGCTCCGCGCTGCCAACCTCGACGGTGGCGCACTTGGCACCGGCTCCGGTCCCGTCTACGAGTACGCGTCACTAACCCCCGTGGACTCAACGTTCGCGATCTCTTGGAACCTCAAGACGAAGTTCACCACGGACTCCAAGTCGAAGGCCGTAGTTGACACCGTCCAGCGCACCATCGCGTCCGCTGTCAAGGAGGCCAAGATCCACGTTGACAAGCACCTCCAGACCACGGGCACCGGTATTCTCGCCACGATCTCTAACGTCAATGGTCTCGTTCTGACCTGCGACACCAACAGCATCGATCCGTTCGGCGTTCGCCTCCTCCGGTTTGGTGACCCCGTCTCCATCTACGATGCCACGCAGGCAGCGTACCGTGGGTCGGCAACCGTAACGGCTATCGACTACAAGAACAAGAAGGTTACGGTTGACGCCGTCCCGGCCAACACCGTAGCTACCGACAAGATCTGTGTTGGCGGTCTCACGGCTACCCCGCCCACGTATATCTACGGTATCCCCTATCACCACAACGCCTCCACCGCCGGTACGTGGCTCGGCTGGACGCGCGCCAACTATCCCGAGATCATCACGCCCAACGAGGCCGGTGGTCAGGGCCCGCTTACTCTTGAGATGGTTCACCGTCTCATGGCTAAGATGGAAGGCGAGCTTGCCGACGTATTCGACAGCGGCAACTGGATCTGGTACATGCATCCGAAGCAGCACTTCCAGCTTCTCTCGCTAATGACCCAGATCTCCGAGATCCACCTTCCGATGGGTGGCGGCGGTAACGGCGAGGTTGACCTTGCGTTCAACCGTAAGCGTCAGCGTATCCTCGCCAGCATCCCCGTCCACACCAACATCAACGCCGACCAGGGCCGTATCGACCTGATCGACCTCCAGAACTGGTTCCGTGGCACCTATAAGGATCTCGGGTTCCTTAAGCTCGGTGGTTCCACGGTTCTCCCGGTTCCCAACGCGACCTCGTACGATGCGTCCGAGATCAGCTACCTCGCGTGGTCCCAGCAGTTCGCCTGCAAGAACCCGCGCCGTGGTGGGTACATCTCCGACCTCATCCTCCCCTACTAACCCTTAGCCGTGGACGGGGGCGGGTAATACCGCCCCCTTTCCACTACGAAAGAGTACGATGGCTACAATTCGTATCGGCGAGGTCCACAGCAAAGACGTACCACCAGGTATCAGTGAATACCTGGAGTTGGTTGGCGGTAAGAATCTTTACGGCCAGCCGATGTACACTATTGCTTGGGCCAATAACCTCACCAAGGAGACGCGCACGGAATACCCTGATCTGGGTGGCGTCTCGGTAGTCGAGAGGCCGCGTAGGCTCAAGTACGGCAAATCGCTGGTCAAGGATAGGTTCGTTATCGAAAGATGGCAACCACCTAGCGCATATGGCGATCCGGCAGACTGGGTTGAAACGGAGTGGCTAAAGACAGGCACCATTGTTGATTATGGTCCGTATCCGCACCAGGGTCGCTATACACTGGTTGATATTGTCGAGGATTCCAATAGTCAGTACGTTGAGCCTACGCGCGCCTACATCGACGCCGTACTCTTGGCGTCACGGAACAAGGAACTGACAACACCGGGACAAGAGATGGCGTACATCAGGGCGCAGGAGGAGCGCGAGGAGGAGGAGAGGTTCAACCGCCGCCTCGATATCATCAAGGATGCGAATAGGCCATCCAACTTCCACGATGTGTGGGTGTCAATGAACACCCCAGGAAAGTGAGACTAACGTGAGTTCTAAGGCTTATATCTATAGCGTAAACCCGATTGACCTGCTAGTAAGCGCTGGCCAGTTCGGGCATATCAACGTTTTTGGCGCTGGCAACAAGGTATTTGGGAAGACCAAGGTAGAGGGGCGCACGCTCCTAAAGGATCTTGGCAACGACAACTTCCAGCCATTCGAGGTCACCGCCAAAGAAATCGTTGATGACATTGTCGGTCGCTACGACAATGACGGTCTCTTTACAGTGGACGGAAATGACGAGCCCGATCCGGCCCGCCTTCGCGCAGAAGTCGAGAAGTTCCGGGCGAACTGCGTCGTAATCTGTCGTCATGCCGATGCCATTTGGGATCGTAAGCATGACAGAGAAATGATCGAAGAGCGCGCTAGGCGTGCGGCCAAGTACCTTAACCTCGACAAGCCATGGGCCGACTCGAAGGCTGAGGATACAAAGGAATGCCCGTATTGCGCCGAAGTAATCAAGTACCGGGCGACTGTTTGTAGGTTCTGCCAGAAAGACCTAACCCAGCCGCAGGTATCTGTCCAGACCAAGAAGTAAGGAGGGCGGATGGCTGTCATTCCAACAGTAGGCGAAGTATCGGACCTAGCGAGGGCTACGCTCGCCGACGTTGCGGGTGATGTCTATAGCAATACCGTTCTCGCCCCGTTCATGAAGCGCGCTGCCCAAAAGGCTGCCCGTTTCTTTCGTGCGTCAGGGAGCAGCATTTTTAGAAAGCAGTCGGGTGACATCAGCGTGGCCGCAGCCTCAACGTCACTTGTTCGCGGAGCTGGTCCGACCGGTATCTACCCGGCGGATATGCTTAGGCCAATCGAAATCCGTGAGCGCGTGACGACGGAACCGGTCACCGAATACAAAGTCATGAGGTGCCAAAACGGCTTTCTCCCAGCGGATGTGGCAACTGGCGACTACAGGCAATACTGGGATTGGATCGGCGATACAATCGTATTTCCTGCTGGAGCGAAAAACAGTTACTTCCAGATCCAGTACGAAGCGAACTTCACAGACCCCAACGACTATACTACACCGGCAAACACCATCAATATCCCAGAAGCTGGCGAGGCGCTAGCGCTACTAACGGCGGCATACGCATTTGCCGCACGCGATGAGCGCGAGAATTTCGCGAAGCATTACGAAATGGCAATGGACGACCTGTCGCAGATCGCCGCCGCCGAGGCTGCGGTACCGACGGCACGCGCCGCAAGGTACGGGAGCCAGTAATGTCAGAGACGCTGAACAGGCTGACGCGGTCAGTATCAACCATCGTCAACCAGCCGGGCGGTCGCCAGTTCAAGGACCCAGAGATCAAGGAATTCATCAACCTTGCGCTCGGCTGGGCAACCAAGGAACTCGATAGCACCCCGGTAAAGGACATCCGTTTCGAGACGGATGTTACCCTGCCACAGGGCCAGACGACGCTCTCGGTGGGCGTTACAAACGAGTTACCGGCTGATTTTATCGTACCAATCCGCATGTGGGAGTCGAGGGACGGGAAGTGGATGGAGATGACGATGGCTCCCGATCACCTTCCGATCAATAAGACTCCGGATCAAAATCTTCTATGGTGGGAGTGGAGGAGCGGTAAACTCTACTTTACTGGTGCCACCCGTAACGTCACGGTAAGGATCCATTACCGTGGATCCATCAGCAAGATGTCCGTACCGCTGGACACCATGATCATCAACGGGCTTGAGGATGTTATCGTTGCGAAAGCAGCGGCGATGTGTTCTGTCGTTGGGAAATCAGACCAAGCTGCATACTGGGATGGTACCGCTTCCAGGCTGCTCGACAGGTTCATCCAGACAAACATCAAGCCATATCAGGCGACCGGATTCCGGCGCAAACGGCGGCGTATTAGCCTGCCGCCATGGAGGTACTAATGGCTACAGCTACGGCGACATTCACACTTGACAAGACCGCTACCGATGTTAGCATGCGATGCGTTACTTACAAGGGAACCGTCGCAATCCAGGCTGGCCCAGCGACGTACGCCACGGGTGGCCTGACACTTAACCTTGCGGTTGCGGGGGTTCTCCAGAAGGAGAAGCCCATTGACTGGGACATCAAGCCTAACACTGGTAACTGGATGCCGAAATACGTTCCGGGCACTAACATCACTGATGGCAAGATTGTTATCCTCGGGGTGGAGCCTACGGATGCCACTGCTGGCATCGTTCCTTTCCCTGAGTTTAGCAACGCCACTGCTGTCCCAGCAACGATGTCCGGAAGCTCATTCCCATTCTCCTTCAAGGTCCGTAAGGGACGCTAAGGATCCAAAGATGTACGAAGGTTTCGAGCCCGTAGTCGTTGACGTTCTGGGTGGGCTATGCACCCGCATCGAGCGCTCAGATTTACCCATTGGCGTGTCCCCACGGGCCGAGAATGTTCGATTCTTCCCGGGCGGGGTCAGGTCACGGGGCGGGTTCGATATCCTTTTCGGCGATAGCGGGGACCCATCTGCGGGGTACTGGGGTGGGTTCGGGTGGGTTTCTTATAACGGGGAACGTTATTACTCGGTTCTAATGGGACAGACGGGTGCCATCAGGTCGTGGTACCCGTCTTCCCTCTCTTCCTCCCCAACCGTCACCAATATCGAGCGCATCGGGAAGCCAGCCTATTCTACGGTCAGGTCAACCTCGCTGTATGGTAGGAATTATGTTTGCGTTGGCGACGGCAAGCGTGGAATCATCCCGCCATTCCAATTCGACGGCAGGACTGATCCATGGTACATCGGGTCATCCGGTGGACATGAAGCGCAGATTACGAGGAACGTTGGCGGTGGCAACATGGTTGCTGGCCGCTACTTTATTGCGGTTGCATTCGAGAACATCAGTGGCTTCATCAGCCCGGCAGTTAAGCTGAACTACGAAACGTTGTCCAACGGAGACGACTTCTCGCTTACGTCTATCCCGATCGGACCACCGGGTACGATTAAGCGCAGGATCTTCGTGTCGCTACCAGACACGTTTGATCTGTACAACCCGGCTGCGCTTGTCATCAACGACAACACATCAACCTCCGGTGGGCCATACGACCTATCCGTCGATGAGATTGCGGCCGGTCTTCCGTACCAGACGGTCGCACTACTACAGCAGCCCGCTCCGCATCTTGGCGTTGTTGACTACAACAATCGACTCGTTCTCTGGGGTGGCAACAACCGAATCTTCTCTTTCTTTGGCCCAACTACAACAGGAATCAATCCATCGTACTCATCGATTGGGCTGATTAACCTTGACTTCTCCTCGGACGCTGCGTCTGCGTACACGTGGAATGTGGCCGGAGAATATGGCGAGTGGTATGGGTCCACTACGGCCGCGACCGTAATGGCGGGAACCAAGGGTGACGGGGAACTCGCGAATTATCTGCGCATCACCTCGACGGGTGGCGTTGCGGATGGAGACCTCAATCAGGGATACGGTATCTACTATGCCACCCTAAGACCAAACCGTGACGCTATCGGCAACCAGTATCTAGTTCCAGGTAGGAAATATGGCATCAGGGTTAGGGCTCGCAGGAGCAATGGGGCTGTTGCTGGCAATCTAAACGTTACCCTGTATACCAACCCAAATCTTTCGTCAAGGACAACCGTCACGGCCGCCAGTTTCCCGGTATCATCGATGACGACCGAGTGGGCAATTTACGAGTACTCCGGAACAACGGCCGTCAATAACGATGCCTGCGTTTCGATGAACGTCAAGCTCACCAGTGTTACGGCAAACGAAACGATCGACATCTCGCATATCGAAGTGTTTGACACCGCCGACACACGCACCGCGTCATCGCTCTACATCTCTCGCGCGGATGATCCAGAGTCGTTTGACGAACTTCTCGGCAAGATCATTGTCAACGATCGCGACGGCGAGGACATCCGTAACGTATTCGTTCTCCACGGCAATCTATATGTGTGCAAGGAGAACTCGCTCTACGTGATCCAGGATAACGGGCAAGAGCCAGCCACCTGGTCAACCGAGAAGGTTTCTGGCGTAGTCGGCACAACTTCTGTCCACGGTGTCGGCATCGGTGACAACTTTGCGCTCATCGTGTCAAGGGATGGCCTCTATATGATGACGGGCGGTATGCCCGAGAACGTCTCCAAGGAGATCGAGCCAACGTGGGCGCTCTTCGACTGGACAAAGGGTGAGCAGATGTACTGCGCGGTTGACTCGGCGAAACGCTACGCTGTCGTTGGTGGGCCGACTACTGGCGGTGGTTCGCAACAGCTATACGTTGACTTCTCGCTTGGATGGGGCGACCCGATGGGTGGTGGCGAGGCGGTGCGCAAGTGGGGCATCGACAAGAGAGCCGTCAATGGTGTCGAGTACGGATTCTCGTCAGCGTTCACCACTGTCATGCCAGACGAGAGTAGCGCCATCGTTTACACCGCTGCAAATCCACAGGCATTGCTGATGTTCGAGGATAGCAGTAGGCCGTTCGATATGACGGCGATCCTATCGGTCGAGCGTCAGCACATCGATGTCGCATACGAGACAGCACCGATTGGATCCGACATCGGGAGGTCGTTGTTCGGCGGGGTTGTACTCAAGATCAGGGGAAGCGGGACGCTACTGTCATCGTTTGTACGCCCGAGCGGAACGTCTGTTTCGCTACCGTCGCGCTCACTAACCGACGCGTCCAACCATGACGTAGAAATCAGGACAATGAATTCAGATACCCAGCTTGGCTACCTCATGTCCCTCAACAACGAGACCAACGCATACTTCATCGCGAAGAGGATTGCGGTGCTAATCAAGAAGCATCCGTCCGCTAGATTCAGGGGGTACTAATGGTTCGTAGGGTTACCGTACCGAAGATCCGTGGCCGGATAACCGATCCGGCGATGTACGAGACGCTGCGCGACATGGCGAATGTCACGTCGTCTATCATGCAGGAACTCGACGGTGACAAGGTCGGTGGATCCGGAACAAGTGGATACCTTCCGAACTGGAGCGATTCCGGATCTAGCCTTGCCGACTCTCCGGCCTATACCGATGGCTCAGGGATTGGCATTGGAACGGAGGCGCCCGGGTCGCCACTTGATATCCTTGATGATGGGGTTGGCTGCCTCAGGCTCTCTGGCAGCTCGTCCGGATTTGTCGGACTTAGGCCAGCCGCTGCTGCTGGCTCGGTAACATACACTATGCCGTCGGCTGATGGTTCCGGCGGTGATGCATTGGTAACCAATGGGGCCGGTACGCTATCGTGGACTACAATAACCGGTGGCGGTGGCGGATTCCCGTATGTTGACCTCGGGCTAATCACCGAGGCCGTCACCACTAGCGTTGACCTCGGGGGATTGTAATGTCAACCGTTTTCAAGCCACGACGCGGCACGACCGTTCAGCACTCTACCTTTACCGGCGCGGCCGGGGAGATGACGCTCGATACCACAAAGAATACCATCGTTGTCCACGATGGGGCTACCGCTGGTGGATTTCCTCTCGCAAAGGAGGGCGGAACCGGCGCGCCGTCTAACGCAGAGTATATCGTAGCGACAGCCGATGCCGGACTATCCGCGGAGCGCGTGCTCACCGATACGAATTCTGTTGCGTGGGACAAGGCAACTGCCGGGCAGGTAAAGGCAAATGTCCAGTTCGGAGCCACCGGTACGACGGCATGCGTTGGTAACGATTCGCGGCTATCCGATGCGCGTACGCCAACGGCCCACACCCAGGCTGTCAGCACCATCACGTTCTCGGCCACAGACAAGCTGGCGGGTAGGTCTTCTGCTGGTGCCGGGGCTGGCGAGGAAATCACATGCACCAGTTACGGGCGTAGCCTACTGGACAACACAGCACTATGGTGGGACAAGGTAAACAGTAGGCTGGGTATCGGTACCAATCTTCCGGACGATGCGATTCACGTATTGCGCACCGGGTCGCGCGCCGTAATATTCCTGCAAGCATCCGGGACTAACGGCTACGCTGGTCTCAAGATGGGATCCATCGACCAGTCTAGTGAGTATATGCTAATGGCTGGTCGCGTTAACAACGCTGATGCGTCCGGCCTGGTTATTCGCGACACCGATGCTGGCGCCGACAGGATGGTGATCAACGATACGACCGGTAAGGTGAACTTTCCGGCCGGAGCGCAGTCTGCTGGTACGGATGTTTCCGTTATCGGGCATACGCATTCTACGTCGGATGTTCAGTTCGCTGCCACAAACAAGTTGCTCGGCAGGTCAACAGCTGGTGCCGGTTCGGGCGAGGAGATTACGTGTACGGCTGCTGGCAGAGCATTGCTGGACGATAACGATGCTGCCACACAGCGGACCACCCTCGGACTTGCCGCCCTGGCAACAAAGGCGACAGTTGGAACCACCGATATCGACGCTGCCGCGGTAACGTACGCCAGGATTCAGAATGTCTCGGCTACCGACAAGGTGCTTGGCCGCAGTACCGCTGGCGCTGGTTCGGTAGAGGAAATTGCATGCACTGCGGCAGGAAGGGCGCTCATTGACGACGCCTCCGCCTCCGACCAGAGGACCACGCTAGGACTGGGGACAGCAGCGACGCAGAGTGTCGAGGCTATTCGACAGATTCCCCAGAACAGCCAGAGTGGCGCCTACGTTGTAGTAGCCGGTGATGCCGGTAAGCACATCTATATCTCGACCGGCGGCGTGACGTTCAACGCGTCCGTGCTGGCAGTCGGGGATGCCGTAACAATCGTCAATAACTCCAATGCGAACCAGACGATTACTGCTGGCGCAAGTGTTACCTTTAGACTTGCTGGTACTGCAACAACCGGTAATAGGACGCTGGCCCAGTACGGAATCTGCACGTTCCTTTGCGTTGTCGGCGGAGCGACACCTACGTTTATTTGCTCTGGGGCTGGCCTATCGTGACAATACTTCAATCGCTACTCGGGACGCCATCGTCTAGTTCCGGCGCGCAGTTTATCGCCGCAACAGGTGGCACTATTACATACGATGGCAACTACAAGGTCCACACGTTCACGTCGAATGGAACGTTCCAAATTACAGATGCACCAGCCAACCCAACAGTGTGGGCATTTGTCGTTGGCGGAGGTGGAGGCAGTGGCACGGGAACTGGCGCGAATGGAGGCGGTGCTGGCGGAACGATTGCGGAAGATGCTGCTCTGTCGGTATCCGTTCAGAGTTATTCCGTCGTAGTCGGTTCTGGCGGTGCGGCTGGCAGTGCCGGTAATAACTCTACCTTCTCGACGCTTACTGGCGCTGGTGGTGGTCGCGGTTCCGGGACGACCGCGGCTAACACTGGCGGCGGAAGTAAGGGTGGTGGTGGTGGGCCAACGTTTACGACCGGCGCCGGGTCAGGATCCAACAAGGGTGGAAACTATGCGTTCTATAGTGCTAGCAGATATGGCTCTGGCGGTGGCGCTGGATCCGGTGGAGCAGGTGGGGATGCACTAGCGTCCCCATCACAGGGCCGTGGCGGAGCGGCAGGTGCTGGAACCGCATCGTCAATCAGTGGTTCAAGCGTAACGTACGCTCCGGGTGGCTACGGAAGAGGATCGGTCGTAAACGGTACCGCCGCTACTGGCGATGGAAACGCTGGCTGCGGTGGGTCACTAGATGCATCCGGTGTAAACGGTGTGGTTATCATCAGGTATCAGTACCAATAACATTGACGCTCGTGGTAAACTATACAAACAATTGACGATAGGCGCTGGCGCACGCTACACATCGCGCCAACAATAGGAGGCGATAACATGGGTCAGAATGGAGTCAATATGGGTGGCGCATACGGTAGTGGGGGCGGGCAGAATCCATTTGGCAGTATCACGCCAACGCCCGGGAGTCTCAACCCGCGTGGTGGTGTTCGGCCGGGTGTACCCGGCCCGAGGCCAACGCCACCGATTCGCGGTGGTAATAGCGGTGGCAATGGCGGCGCCACAGGTGGGCCTACTGTCGGCCCGAACGGCGGAGTTCCCGTTGACGGACCGATGCCTCCGCCCACACCACCGGCACCCGATCCATTCTGGGATGGCCCCCCGACACCGGTTGGTGGATGGGGACCAGTATCCGGTGGCGGTCAGGGACCAGTATATCTTCCGCCCCCAACGTGGAGCCCCGGAAGCGGCCCGGTAAACCCACCCAATAATCCGCCCAATCCACCGTCAACCGGATATCCGCCGCCAGCGCTACCGGATTTCCCTGGGCCTGTTGATCAGCCCGCACCACCGTCACCAATGCCACGCCCAACCCCGCCACCGCAGGGTAGGCCGATCCCGGGTCAGGGTGGTCCACAATTCATGTCCCGGGAATTTGGCGCCGACAGGAGGCGCCCGCGTCCAGTGGGGCCCAAGGGAGGGTCGCTATAATGGGCGCTGGTCTTGGTCAGGGCGGCTACGGTGTCGGTCCGGGTAGCTACGGTGGCGGCTACGATGGCGGTGGCTGGAATGGTGGTGGCTATGGTGGTGGTGGATATGGCCCTTACCGAGGTCAGAACTATCAACCACGCCAACCGCGTCCCAATTACCCCACTGCACGCTACGGTGGTGGGAATAGCACTGGCGGGTATGGAGACGGTGGCCAGCAAATCGATCCCATTGGAAATGGACAGATGAGACTAGACGAATGGGTTAAGGGTGTCCGGCACATAAATCCGGACCAGGACTATTACTGGCGTTCGCTTCCCAATAGCGAGAAGAGGCCGTCCGGTGAGCCGATGCTCACGACATACGATCCGGACCCGGAGAGGTTCAGGGTTAGTACCAGCCAGGGTATGGGTGGTCCGGCCCCAACGTCACTAGAGACTGGCAATACCAAGACTGGCGATTCCATCGCTTCCGGGCCCGCTCCGTACGAAAACCCACTCGTCAAGCCAACGCGCCCCGGACCCGATCTGTCCGGTGGTGGGCCAGCATTGGGCGGGTCACCAGCCGGTAAGCCGACGCAGTATCCACAGCCAAACAAGCCCGGTAGGCTTCCGGGGGGCGGATTCATGGGGCAACCCGGTTCATATTCTGGTCCAGCCAGGGGTCCGCATGGAATGCCTGGCTATAACCCGGGGCCACGCTAATGGGAATGGGCGGCAATAGCAACTACGACTCACCCGACCCCAGCTTCAATACGGTAAGCATTAGCCAAGCCGCCGCTAAGCAAGCCGCCAAAACGGCAATGGATTACATCGGAATGGATGATAGCCTATTGTCGTCTGGCGGCGCAGCCAGTCAGCCAGCGATGGCCGAGGCGTACACGGATGCGCAGGAAGTAGATAGGCGCAAGAAATCTTGGGAGGATATGATTGCGGCAATCGGCAGCAAATACGTCGGGTAAGCTGTCCTCAGGGCCAGCGTTTACGATCAGGCCATATACGCCTGCGGATCGGGAGGCGGTTCTGGCCCTAAGAGAGAAGCATGACAAGACGCTTTGGTTTGCCGATCCAGACCATCCCATTAACTTCGAGTCGTATCTAATGGAAGTTGATGGACAGTTGGTTGCGATCATTACGGGTAGAATGACAATCGAGGGGTTCGTTATGGTTGACAACGGCTATGGCGAGCCCCAAACCCGGTTGGAAATCCTCGAAACAATGATAGACGCGGCGGCGAAACGTGCAGAAGAACTGAGGATTCCGGAGGTTCACATGGGCGTTATGCCGGAAAACAGAGCTTGGCTAAGAAGGCTTTTGAAAATGAAGGGAGTCTTCCGTGATTTCAGAAACCACGTAATCCTTGCCGCTGGCGGCAGACTAGAGGAGAACTGATGGGCGTTAGTTTTGGGATGGGCGGTAGCCAGAAGGATCAGACTGGCAACACGTCCAATTATTTTCTAGGGGATGATCCTACCCACCAGTGGTCTCCGTCGCTGGACCTTGTCTACCGAATGGCGGAGATGGCCAACCAGTCCGGGGCCCAGTCTAACCTCCTCTTTGGTGGAGAGGGCTATGGCGGATCGTTTGAATCCGCTGAGCAGCGGGCAGCGCGCGAGGCTGGCTGGAATCACAACGCAAAGCCATATGGCGGCTGGGGCGGATACGGATCCGGTAATCCAGCACAAATGTGGGACCCAGCTACGGGGTCGTACGCGAATGGCTACAGTCCAAACAATTCCTACTATGGTGGGTCACCGGCGAGTCAGCCACCAAAGATTTCGGATGGCGGTCAGCTAACGAGTGTTCCGCCTGCTCCACCAAAGCCGGGCACCCCGGGTGGCGTACCCCTTCCGGGTCAACCCGGTGGCCCAGCAACTGGGCCCGCAAAGCCACCTAAGAAGGCACCATGGGATCCTGGTGGTGGATATACTATCGATTCAGATAATCCCTACTTCAAGGCGGCTGCTAGCGCTGGCGGGGCCAATCCGGGCCCAACCGATCGCGTTAGTGCGGTCTATAGCCTACTACAGGGGGCTGGTGTTCCGACCGATCACCTAAACGCAGAAAATGTACGCGAAGCGTTGGGCCGTGGTATCGACCCGAATACACTAGCGAATCACTACTACGATCAGGTCAAGAGCTACTCAAAGGGAGCATCGCCACAGCAGCTATCCGAGGGTGCGTATAAGGCATGGACTCTCACGCATAGCAATGGAATGCTCGACAATGATGCATACGATAGGCTAGCCAACGCCGGTCCATCGGCCTTTAATGCGCCGAGCCAAGCATTGGCCACGCGTGAAGAGATGAATGCCTATCACGGCAATTCTACTGCATCACCGTTCATGCCAAATGGGATCCCGCAGAACACGGATCCAGCAAAGGCCGCTGCTGCTAGAAGTGAGTGGATGGCCGCGAAGAGGGGCGAGGCCAAGCCGGGTCCGCAGACGACGGCAACGCCTCCGCCAGCAACAGGCGCTGTACCGCCGCGGACTGCCACTCCGACTACTGGCAACCGCGCTGGCGTCAACCTCGACGGTGGGATGTCATCGATGATGGCGACTGCCCCCGGCGGTAGCTACGGCAACAACGAAGAGGGCGACGGATCTACGGACGGCGAGAACCTCCCCACCAAGGAGCCTTCGAACCCAACCACGACACCTCCACCGCGGCGCAAGCTTCCGCCCAATAACCCATGGCCGACAGGTGGCCCGGGCGGAACATATGGCGGTGGCGGAACTACTCCAATGCCGGGATACGGTGGTGCTGGTGGGCGTGATGATGGCGGCGCTACCGATGGGTCAACCGAACCGACTGGTCCGCGTGGGCCAGTGAATCAGGACAATAATCCAAACGGTCCGGGTGGCGGCGGCACACAGGGAGAGGCTGGGTATCCATACCCAATCTGGGGCAACTACCCATTGGATGGCAGCGGTAAGCCGGTTGACTTCTACTTCCAGCAGGGGTCAAACGATGGCATGACCCCCGACGCATGGTCAACCTCTGCTCCGTGGAGGCCGACAACCCCAACCGGTGGCCTGTACGGCGCGTACTCTGAGCTTGCTGGTGGAACCCTAACCCCGTACGAAAACCAGATTGGTGACGCGTGGCGTGGGCGGGCAATTGATCCTGTTGGCTGGGCCGATCAGGATTACATGAACCAGCTTGGTGAGTATCAGCATAGCCCCGGAAAGGGCATCGATGAGGCGTATAACGCCTACAATTCGATGATCAACTCACAGGGTTACTCACCGCAAGAGAAGGCCGCTATCGAAGCGTCGGCTGTCAAGGGTGCGAACCTTGGTTACCAGCGTAGCTCTGACGATATCAAGCGTCAGGCTGCTCGGACCGGGAACTCCAATTCGGCGTACGCTGCGCTAGCGAGTATGGGGACAAACTATGGCGCTGGTCTCGGCGATATGAACCGAGAGAATCAGATTCGATTCGCCGATGAGACCCAGAAGCGTCACGAGACCGGCGCTAGCGGAATGACGAACGTTGCTGCGCTCGCCAACTCCAAGGCACAGTTTGGTCTCAACCAGGGCTCTCAGTTCGCGAATGAACTAGCTCGTCGTCAGGAAACCGCGATCCGCGGCATGGGCGACTATGCATCGTTCGGACGCGGCCTACAGCAACAGGGCCTCGCTGGCCTTAACGATCTGTACAAGCAGCAGCAGGGCCAGACGCAGAACTGGTACAATCAGATCGCGAACCTACTCGGTCGTCAGGTTGGTACGCGTATGTATGGCGAGTCTTCCGGTGTTGGCGTCAACGGTGGCGTCACCGGTGGATCATAATAGGAGTTCACGATGGCTGGAGTACCACAGGATTTCCTTCGGTTCATGGCTGAACTCGAAAGCGGCGATGACGTTATGGCTGGTCTCGGGCAGACAGGCGTCAGGGGTCGTAGTCTTACTGTCGGTGGTGGGGCCGGTTCACGTACCGGCTCCCGTTCTGCCAGCGTCTCTGGATCCCAACAGGTAAGCCCGGCCTACCTCGGCCAGCAGGATGCGTCGATTGAGGCGAAAGATCCCGGGACGTTGGCCCCCAGTGCCGCAGAAAAGTATCTTGCGTACAAGCAGGATCCGGAGTGGCAGCATTGGAATAAGATGCGCGGCGACGCCGTCAACTCGCTAAAGAGCGGCGGTGGTTTCTGGAACTGGGCAACGGGTGGTCGTCACGGTGCAGCGGTAAACAGCGAGATCGCTAATGCCGACTACATGGCGCGTCAGGTTGAGCAGCGTTATCTCAACGAGGCCTCTCTCTGGGCGTCTAATCAGGAACAGTTCACGGGGGAAGTCAAGAACGAGATCAACCCGGAGACCAACTCGTGGGATCGCGTTACCTATGGTTCGCATGGAACGCGTCGTGTTCTCGGAGCGGCGCCGCAGGAAATGGAGCAGGGTCTCGATCAGTTCGGACGCCCCTATAACCGCGTCAAGCGTCCGATGGGCACGGCAATGGTTGTTGATCCGAAGTACGCTGGCCTCAAGGAAGATACCAGCACGCCACGCGAGAGCGATCCACTCGTCCCGGAAGATCTCGCCAACGAGATGAAGCTTGCTGCCGCCCGCCAAAACGGTATTGATCTCACTAGCGGCCAAGCCGAGGTTGGCCCCGGCATGGCTCCGCTTGTTGATAGCAAGTATACCAG